CGGGCCGGCCGGCACGATCACCAAGGCCCGCTACGTCGACCCGGCCCATGGCACGGTAGCGGAAGTGGTGGGGGCTCTAATCACCGCTGGACTCATGGAATCCGCCTGACAACCAGCCAATAAACAACTAGGTCCTATCGTTACAATTGACGGTAGGACCTAATTAATTCCCCGGAGGAAAAATGATAATCGACGACACCATCATCACCCAAGTCGGCGACCCAGCCTACACGACATGGAAAGACGCCGCCCTCGCCGACCTAGCCAACATGCTCTGCATGAACGACCTGTCACAATCAACCACCAACCTGACAGGCATCGTCAGCGACGACGGCACACACGTACTCATACCCGCATGGTATTCGGAAGTAACCGACGTGAAATCCACATACGGCAACAGCCTCGAATACACCATCGAATACACACAGTCGGACGGACTAACCCCAGAAACCAAATATGCCAAGACATTGACACTCACCACACCGTACCTACCCGGCATGGCCCTCACCATTACCGGCACTCACGGATTCGCCAAACTCCCCAAGCCGTTATCCGGCATCCTCACAGCCATCATCCAAGCCGACCAGTCAATAATCGACAAGACCGACAGCATCACCTCAAAGAAAATCGAAGACGTATCAGTCTCCTACGCCACCAACAACCAAACCACACTCGAACACGCCATCACCCCATACAAAGCACTGCTCGACACGTGGAAACTCTGCCCCACCAACACCGACACCGGAGGCAACCTCAGCATGCCAACACCCCACCAAGAACTCCCTTGGTGGGCCAACACGCAAGACTACCTAGGAGGCGACTACTCATATGGCACCGCAATGTGACCCATTCGCCCTATTCCCCAACCAAACCCAACCAGCCACCATCTGGAAATACACGGCACCCGGCCTCGACAACATCAAACTCGCCGACGTCAAAACAATCATCAAACACTCCACCGAAAGCGACCAACCCTCCGAATACGGCACCCGTACCGCCACCCGCCGCTTCCACATCCAACCCGACACCCTCCCAGAAACACTCCGCAACGACATGGAAACATGGCCCGACCTCATCCTCCGACTCGACAACGGACACGCCTACCAAATCACCAAAGCCAGCCGAGGAGACGACATGGACACCGGCAAAACACTCTTCATCACCATCACAGGCAACCCCTACGGACGGACCAGCCTATGAGCTACCAGCTCAAAGTGACAGCCGAATGGGCCCGCAAACTCTCCCCCCAACAACTCAACAAAGGCGGCGCACGCATGATGGCCGACATCCTCCGCATGGCCCGCCAAAACGCGCCAGTCAAAACCGGAGCCCTACGCAACAGCGGACGCTTCCAACAAGTTGGAAACACCCACTGGCAAGTCACCTTCGGCAACGGTCGAATCCCATACGCCCGCCTCCGCGAACACACCAACCGACTCCACCCCAACACCACCCGCTACCTCGAACGAGCCGCCCGCACGGCAACCTCACGCACCAAAACCTACTTCAACCTCTAAGGACACCACATGATAGACCTAGCAGTATGCATGACACTCCAAACCGAAGGCTACGGCACCTACGGCCAAAACCTCTTCTTCGGCACCAGCCCCATCCTCGACACCGGCACCATCACCAGTCAGGAAGGCATCTGGATCAACAGCAACACCATCGACATCAACGGAGACCTCTACACCGACCAAATCACCATCAGCAGCCGCAACAACGACGTCCTCACCCAAGGACGACTCATGCTCAAACTACTCAACCTCATCAACAACACACTACCCCACTACTGCCAACTCACCTGCCAGCCAATCGCCAACATCACCTACACCAGCATCCGCACCCACCCAGCCACAGCAATAGACCTAGACGCCATCGACCACGAAGGCCACTGGATCAAAAGCATCCGCTTCCAAATCGACTACAAACTCGATCCCACAACACTGTAAAATAAAAACGGCATAATACACCACAGCCAAAAACAGACACGCCAACCGAAAGGAAAAAAATGGCATCCTACCCACTCATCGGAAAGAAAACCGTCTACATCGACGACATGATCATCCCACCCGACTACGTCCAAGACGAAGTCGGCACCATCACCCTAACCCCAAGCACCACCGAAATCGCCAGCCAATCCGGCACCATCAAAGTACCCAACGGCAGCTACGACGAAATGAGCTTCGAAATCAACATCATTTGCCCCTCAGTCCGCTTCCTCGGCATGCTATTCCCCGAACTCTACCACAACGCCAAATTCAAACGAGTCATCGCCGGCACCACCAGCGAAACCGGCCAAGTACGATTCGGCGGCAACGAATGCGTCAGCAACGCGCCACGCGACATCATCATCCACAACGTCTGCGACGGACACTCCAGCGCACAAGACTTCCGCATCCCCCAAGCCCTCATCAGCGCCGGAGGCGAATTCAAAGTCAGCCTCAGCGACCCATTCATAGTCACCCTCACCGGCACCATGACCGCCAGCCCCGAAGGCTCAGTAGTCATGGGCGAACTCAACCTCGACACGCCATCCTACTATGACGAAACCACCGGTTCCATCAAAACAGCAGAAAGTTCAATCACTGGACTAAATGCCACCCCAACCACCATCACCGGCAAACTCAACGACACGACGAAAATCAACGTAACCGCCATGCCGAACGGTGCCACCGGCGACATCACCGCCACCGTAGACAAGTCAACCTTGGCCGAAGCCACCGACAATGGCGACGGCACATGGAACATCACCCTGAAAGACAAAGGCACCGGCACCATCACCTTCAAATCCGGAAACGCGCAGACCGTCGTCAACATCAACGTGACAGCCTAAGCCAAACAAGAAAAGCCCGCCACCGTTACAATACGATGACGGGCATTCCAGTCAACACAATGGCACATAAAGGAGCCACTACCCATAATACCATACTCAAAGGAGCATCGATGACCACACCAATCCTGAACATCGACACCCGTAAAAGCTTCCGTCAACTCACCGTCAAAATCGACGGCATCACCTACACCATGCGCCCCCTCGGCTCGAAAGACATGCTCACCATCCTCGACCATGCCGAAGCACTCGACAAGCTCGCCACCGGCCGAATGACCAAAGACACGCTAACCACCGCAGAAGAAATCATCTTCCCACTCGTCGAATCACTCATGAACCCCAACAACGCTTTCCACGAATGGGCACAGCAGACAAAACAACGCAGCGATCTCGCCTACATACAAGCCATGACCGCCCTCTGCAAACTCATGGCCGAAAACCTCACCCTCGACATCAAAGGCTGACAATCAACATGCGCTCATGGGATAGCCTCCTCACCCCCGCCGAAAAACAGCGGATGCAAACATACAAGCAACAGGAAACAAAACAACACTCCCCCACCAGCATTCGCATCCTCGCCGAACTCGGCGACCTATACGGGTGGGAGGCCATCCACGACGCATTGGAAAACAGGCTGGCACCAGACCTCATGATCGCCCTAATCAAAGAAGGCCGCCACCACCACCAAATCCACCTAGCCGAACAATACCGACTAACATTCGAATGCCTGACAGCCGCATTCACCAAACACGGAGACCAAAAAATCAGCCGCATCATAAACAACCTTGGAAAGGAATAATAAATGGCTGACTCCACACTCACACTCGACGCGGAAATCAACACCAGTGACTGGGAAGCCGGAGTCAAAACCATTCAATCCGGCAGCCGACAAATCGAAACATCCGCCCGCCAAGCAGGCGAAGGCATGGACCAGATCAACAAATCATCCACCAAAGCCTCCGACGGCACCAGTAAATTCGCGGCTATCGCCGGAACCATGGGAGGTCTCGTATCCACTGGCATCAGCATGGCCGTGGACGCGATCGGCAATCTCAGCAGCGACATCATCGAAGCTTCCGACTCGGCACAAAAGTTCGCGAGCACACTATCTTTCGCCGGCTTAGACACAGGCACGATCGACCAGCTTACCGCCAGTACGCAAAAATACGCCGACGAAACCGTCTACGACCTTTCAGACATTCGCAACACCACCGCACAGTTAGCCGCGAACGGTGTCGACAATTACGCGAACCTAGCCGAAGCGGCAGGTAACCTCAACGCGGTCGCGGGCGGTAACGCGGACACGTTCAAAAGCGTGGGCATGGTATTAACCCAAACGGCCGGTGCCGGCAAACTCACGACCGAAAACTGGAATCAGCTTTCCGATGCGATCCCGGGCGCTTCAGGCAAACTGCAGGAAGCCATGCTCAAGAACGGTGCCTACACGGGTGATTTCCGTGACGCGATGGCCAAAGGTGAGATTACAGCCGAGGAATTCAACAAGGCCGTAATGGACTTGGGTATGACCGATGCGGCAAAGGAAGCCGCTACCAGTACGCAAACCATCGAAGGTGCGATGGGTAATCTGGAAGCTTCCGTCGTGAACGTCGGCATGCAAATGTTGGACGCGTTCAAGGGGCCGGCGACTCAGGGCATCAGCATGCTTGCGGAGGGTATCAGTGGCTTGCCTCAAATGTTCACTGGCATGCTGGGATCAGTGACTCCGACTTTGCAGAAGATCGGTAGCATATTCCAGTCTTCCTTCGCTCCGGTCGGCCAAGTGTTCACCAGCCAACTATTACCGGCTTTGCAACCGTTCACGCAAGCCTTACAGAATCTTGGCAGTGCGATCATGCCCATTCTGAACGCGGCCTTCCAAACGTTCATGCCCATTCTCGGCTCGCTGGCAGCGAACCTCACTCAGGTCGGGGTGACTATCATGGCCACCATCACGCCGGTCGTCAACAACATGGCCATGGTGTTCCAGGCCGCACTGCCACCCCTGCAAGCATTGTTCACTTCGTGGGCCACTTCACTCCAAGGTGTCATCGACGCGGTGTTCCCCTACATTCAGACGGTGGTGTCAACGGTGATGAACATTGTCAACGCGATCATCACCACCGTGCTCGCCGCCGTGCAAGGCAATTGGAATGGCGTATGGGCTGGTATCGGCAATGTCGCCACCTCCACATGGAACGGCATCAAAGCGGTCGTGTCAGCCTCCGTCAACGCGGTCTTGGGAGCCGTCTCATCCGTCATGGGTTCCATCAGCGCCGTATGGTCCAGTGTTTGGAATGCGGTCAAGGGATTGACGTCCAGCGCTTGGAATGGCATTACCGGCAGTGTCCGCAACGGAGTCAACTCCGTCGGCAACGCCGTCCGTGGAGTCAAAGGAAAGATCATGGGAGCGTTCAGTGGGGCAGGCTCATGGCTCGTGAGTGCCGGCCGGAACATCCTGCAAGGTTTGACGAACGGTATTACGGGCGCTATCGGCGCAGTCCTCAACTCGATCAGCGGGGTCGCGCAGAAAGTCGTCGACACCGTCAAACATATCCTCGGCATCCATTCCCCGTCCCGCGTGTTCCGTGACGAGGTTGGCAAGATGATCCCAGCCGGTCTCGGCATCGGTGTGGAAATGAACGAGGATCTGGCTATACGTCCGGTACGGGACATGATATCGGATCTGCTTCCCGGCTCCCTTATGAGCCCCACCATGAACGCAGTGTCCTCTCCTGTGGCTTTGGCTGACAGTAGCGGTCCACGCGTGACCGCTCCGATCACCGTCAACGCGTCCGACCCGACGATGGCGGCCCGTGAAACGGTGCGTATGATCAATTTCTGCTACGTGTGATAAGGATATAGTGAACTTATGAGCATATTCTCTTATGATCCTCGGGATCTTCGGTTGACGTTAGGCGGGTTCCCGCTTTACGGGACGGATTCGTATGGTTGCGAATGGCATGTGACTTTTCAGGACGTGTCCGGCCTGTTCGACGGCGTGGCTTCCACGTTGCAAACCGATACGAAGTTCATGTCCGACGGCTGGTATGCGAACCTGCCACGCTTGCAGGGCCGTACCATCAGCATTGAAGGCCATATCATCGGCCGTTGTACGGAATCGTGCATCGCAGCGTGGACGGCGTTCAAAAACATTCTGAATTCCGATGGGATGATACTGGTCGCACGATTGGGTGATATCAGCCGTCAAGTGCAGGTCTTGCAGTCGGTGTCCGCTCCCTTGGTCAAATGGGCGGGGGTTAACATGCTCCGTTTCACTATCGGGTTGACGTCTTTGGACCCATACTTGTATGGGTTGGATCCAGTGTCCGCCACTACCAGAATGCCGCAGTCGAGTGGAGGCATGACGTTCCCGTACGGTTTCGAACCGTACGGCACGTCAGTGTCGCCTTGGATGTGGGGCGAGGAGATCATATCCGGTAACGTGACCCTATCGAATGTGGGAACGGCTCCCAGCCCGGTGATGATCCGTATTGACGGGCCCGTCGTCGACCCGACGGTACTGCATGCCGGCAGTGGGCATGTCATGGCTTTCGACCTGAGTCTTGGCGTCGGCCATTATGTGACCGTCAATGGTGTGACGCATGAGATTCTGATCGATGGTACGGATCCTGCTCGCGGCCGTGTCGTCAGACGTGAGTGGAGTCAAGCGGACCCCGGGTTGAACGTTTGGGCTTTTAGTGCGAGTGAGTATTCATCCACGGCCAGTATGACGGTTTCGTTCTATCCGGCTTACATGTAAGGAGATTGCAGTGTTGTCGTATGGTGAATGGTTTGGTTCTTCCACTTCGGATAATGGTCGTGTCTTGTGGAATACCGCCGGTTTTCAGTTTCTCGCAGTGTCTTTGACCAGTGGGATCGTGTTGGCGGAGTTTCCGGATTTGCAAGTCTCCAAGCTTTCGTATCGTTTTGAAGAGACGACGAGTGAGACGGTGACGCTCCCGTGGCGGAATGTCCCGTCTAATTGGAGTGAGGCTACGGTCCCGTATGGTGTGGCGATCCTTTTGGTGCGTGATTCGACGGTATTGTGGGGCGGTATCGTGGTCAAACGCGAACGGACTTTACAGGGTGGGGGATTGTCGCTCACGTTGGCGACCGTCGAACATTATTTCGATAGCGTGTTTGTGAAGAATCATGTGTATTCGAATCGAGACCAGTGCGAGATCGTGAGCGACCTCGTGTCGACTACTCTTAAGGATCACCGGTTCGTGTTTTCCGTGGAAGCGTCTCCTAGCATCGTCCGTCGTGACAGGACGTATGAGGAGTCTTCGGATAAGACTTTGCTGAGTGTCCTTCAGGAGCTTTCGAACGTGCAGGATGGTCCGGAATGGTGTACGTCATGGAGGGCCGTTGATGGCGGATTCCGGCCGGTTTTGACGGTTGCGGATAGGATAGGTTCCGACACTCCCGTTACGACGTTTGACGAGAGCGTGATGACGTCTTTCGAAGTGTTGGAGGATTATGCGGCCGGCTATGGTGCGAACATGGTCGTGGCGGTCGGAAGTGCGACTGGTGAGGATCAGTTGCGTTCCGACGTGATGGTGGCTGTTCAGGATTACCGTCCTGTCGTGGAGCATGTGGTCCGTCCGTCGTCGAGTATTACGCGGAAGGAAACGTTGAACGCTCATGCTTCGTCCTCGTTACGGCAATTACAGGATGGTACGAATACCGTTGATATGACGTTGAGTTTGATGGCCGCTCCTGTCGTCTATGAGGAGTGGAGGCCGGGTGATGTCGTCGCATGGAATATTGCCGATGATAGTGGCCGTTTCATTGGTTTCGCCAATGGTGAGGCTCGTGTTGTCGGCTATGAGATTAATTTCAGTGGCGTGTGGACCATCACGCCTGTATTGCAGTAGGAGGATATGATGCAAGGCAAGTTCAGGTTTTCGCTTGATGGCGTGGATGCTACGGCCCGCCAGTTTTCGGAGGTTCGACGGCAGTTGCGGGAGTTGCCGGCGAGTATAGGTAAGAGCCTTACCCGGTTGAGTGGGCGTGTTGACGATGTCGAGGGTGATCTCGCGTCGTTGACTACTGATAGGTCTGGGACTGGTGTTGGCAGGTCTGGTGCGGTGGTGGTGCCGTGTTATGGCGGTACCGGTGTTCAGAACGCGTTTGATAGGCCGCTTTCGTCGACGCCTCGAAAACCGGTTTATTGTCTTTGTGACGGTACGTTGGGAGCGGATTGTTCGTCGACGTGTTCGGTGGTGAATGTTGGTGACGCTGACGAGTTTGTGCCTGTTGATGCTCTCCGCCTGGTGGGATGGCGCGTGTATTGGTTTAAGGATGATCTGAATCAGAAGCTTGATGACGCGCAGCCGGTTGTCGGGCTTTTGGCTGAGGATTTGGATGATGCGGGGCTGGGGTTCTTTTGTGAATATGATGAGGATGGTAATCCGGTTGGGGTTGACTATCCAAGGTTGAGCATGGCTGCCTTGCGGTTGGCGCAGAAAGGCATGGATGAGGTGGATGAGTTGAGGGATGCTGTCGAGAGTCTTTCCGCGAAGATTGCTAAAATGGAGGAGACTTATATCAAGAAATCTACTATGGGAGAGTAGTTTATGAGTATTATCATGCATCCTTTGACTGCTTTGGCTGGGTCGCCGGCTTATTCGGCTGATGATTACAGGCGTGCCGTCAACCCGTTTCTGGTTCCGTCCAATGGTTCGGCTTTTAACTGTGTTGCGGGGGTGAGGGTTGGGTCTCCGAGCCCGTTGTGTTCAATCAGTGGTTTGACGGTTACCGTCAAGCCTCATTGCGGCGTGTGCAGCCCGTGGGCCAACGCCGGGTCTTATACTTATGCGTTTACGGCGAACGAGACCGTGAACGTGCCGGATTCGACCGGCAATTATAAGATTGCGATCGTAGTGGAGGATCCGAGCCGAGGTCAGGGGAGCGTTCCTCGTGGCTTGTTGAAGGTTTTCCCGTATTCGACTGCCAATGCTGCCATTCCCGGTTTGGTGATCGCCGAGGTTTCGGCTGGCACTATTTCGGAAACGGCTCCAAGGTTGCGTGACAGTACGGTGGTGACGGTTACGACCGATAGCCAGTTGAAAAGCATTTCGGCTGTTAGCGGACAGCGGGCGTTCGTAGCTGTCAATAACAGGCATTATGTCATGCGTGATGGTAAGTGGCAGGATTCTGTCGAGGTTCAGAAGGTGGCGTTCAATAGTGGTGAGATCGTCATCTTGTATGGTCGTGATTTGTGTAGCGTGCAGGTCAATGGTGTGGTGACTGATGCCGGTAGTTGGGCTTCCGCCGTGTGTCCGACGAAAATCAGGGAGGGGTATCGTCCTTTGACGGAAGTGTCCGCTCCGCTTATGACCGAGAATGGTGCCAGTAATACCGGTTTGATCGTGGTTGTTCCGGAAGGTACTATCAGCGTAAAGAATATGGGCAGTTCCGGTTCGGCTGGCAAGCGTAGGGGTAATGTGAGCTGGCCTGTCTGCTGACGTTCGTACTGTTTCGTATCCTCCGGTTTTCGGCCGGAGGTTTTTTATTTTCTATTGTCGGGGGTCGTGTATATGCGGTCTCTGAGTTCGTCTGGCAGGGATGGTTTTGGATGCCGGCAGAGGAATTCCGGTTCGATGATTTCGCAGAATTGTGCCAGCCAGTGGCCTAGTGAGCGAATGTAGCTTGTTTCGATGTCGTTGATGTATTGGAGGGTGTCGCGTGATTCGATGAGCTTGTCTATTTTTTCGTCTTGTGCGTCGATTTGTTTTTTGAGTTCGCCTTGTGCTTCGACGAGGTGGTGGTAAGCGGTGGTGAGGTTGTTGCGTCGTGTGGTGGCCCATGTGATGGTGCCGCCTACTGCTATGCCGGCGAGTCCGATGATGGACGATATTAGTTCAGTCATATGGTTAAGTCTACTGTAGGTTGTTTTGGTATGCTGGGTGTATGGATCGTGAGTCAGTTGAGGATATTGTTCTCATTCTTTTAACGTCGTTTCTTATTGGCGTCATGGTGGTGGCTGGTTTTCTGATTGTTACTGGTATGCCGGCTTTTGCTCGTTTTCTTTTTACCGTTTGGTATGTTTTGACTGTCTGAAAGGAGACAATATGTCATATGAATACATTACGCAGTATGATAGTCCGAATTATACGAGTGGTCGCCCGTATGGGATCAAGTACATTGTGATCCACTGGTGGGGCGATCCGAATACGCATCCGACGTTCGAAGGTGTGATCAATACCTTGTGCAGTAAGGCTCGCGGCGCTTCGGCGCATTATGTGGTCGAGGCTGGCCGTGTGGCTTGTATTGTGGATCCGGATGATCGCGCGTGGCATGCCGGTGATGGTGTCGGCGTCCGTTCCAAGGGCAATGATATGGGTATTGGCATTGAGTGTAATCCTCGTCAGTCTGATGGTGATTATGCGACGATTGCCGCGCTTATTCGTGATTTGCGTGTCGAGTATGGTGATTTGCCGTTGATCCGTCACCGTGATTGTTATAACACGCAGTGTCCGGGAACGTATGATTTGGATCGGTTGGACCGGTTGTCGCGTGGTTTGGTGGCTCCGCCGAATCCGGTGCCTACTCAGCCGGCTACGCAGTCGGTGACGAAGCTTGAGGTGGATGGCTCGTGGGGTCCTTTGACGATGCGGCGTGCTCAGGAGGTTGCCGGTACGTCGGTGGATGGTGTCATGTCCGGGCAGATTCGCTGTTTGGAGAATCGGAATATCGCCTGTTTGGAGGAGGGTTCTTCGGGTAGTGATTGGGTTGAGTGGATGTCTCACCGTTTCGGTATTACGGATAGGCCGCGTAATGCGGGTCCGGAGTTCATTCACCGGTTCTTGATGGAGATGAATGGTTTTCCGGGAGATGGTATTATCAGTCCGGCACCGTCTCAGGCTGTCAAGGAGTTCCAGAAGCGGCTTAATGATGGTCGTATTTTCAACTGATTGAAAGGATTGTTTATGGCTAAGCATGTGATGTTGGCTGATGATGAGCTGTCTGGCGAGCCGACGGCCGCCACCGCTATCGTGAATGAGTGTGCGGACGGTTCGGATAATTATGTGCCTACGTTTGACGTTAAGACGCGTCGTTGGGCGTATCTCGTGTCCGGGCTGGTGGGTATTGCCGGTGCTGTTGCGAGTCTTGTGAGTGCGGTGCCGGGTGTTCCGTCGTGGGTTGCCGTGGCTGGTGGTGCTTGTGCGATGGTTGGTTCCGGTGTGGCTGGCTTGTTCGGCGTGCATTATGCCGGTGTGAGCCGCTAGTCTGGTCCTGATATGAAGAATGCCCCGCATTCGGTCGTTTTGACTATCTGCGGGGCGTTTTTGTACTGTTTTGGGGTTATCTCCAGTAGAAGAAGTAGATGGTGATTGGCGCTGTTACGGTGAAGTCGAGTCCGAGGCCGTTGTCGACTTCGTTGATTGTCGTGGTTTCGACTCCCTTGATGTTGTTGAGTAGCTTGTAGAGGTTGGTGAAGGCGTCGTAGTCTTTGATGCCGATTCGGCCGTAGGTGATTTCGGGTTCGATGCCGTCTTCGTCGAGGATGGTGCCGATTTTTGGCTGTTGAAGGATGAGGCTGATGATGGTGTTGAGGTATTGGGCGGTTTCCATTTTTGGTTCCTTTCGTGTTGTGTCAGGCTTCCTACATGATGTTTCAACTATATCATAAAAGGCGTGCTATGTTGATATGACACGCCGTGGACTCAGTCAGGGAAAATATCGTAGTTAAGTTCCGTGTTGAGTAGCTCCCGGTATCTCCTGAGCGGATGCCTTAATCCGTTTTCCCACATCATGATGACTGTCGGGCTGGATACGTGGATCAGTTTGGCGAGTTTGGCTTGCGTGTATCCATAACGGTTCCGCCAGTATTTGAGCCGTTCTTGGCTGGTCGTCCGTGTTTTGACGTGAGCGTAGTCGACCGGTGTGTGTTTCCCGTCGGCCGTGATGCCGTAGAAGAGGCCTGTGTATGCGTTCTGGTATATCTTGAGTTCTTCGTTCCCGATGGGGATGGTGAAGAGTGCCGTTTCCATGGTTTTTTATTTCCTTTCGTCTGGTGTTGTTGTGTCGAGGATTTCTTCCATGAGTTCCTCGCCTTTCTTGGTGAGTTGCCATCGCCAGCATGGCCTTTTTCGTTCGCTGATGCCGTTTCTGTCTACGCGGTGGACGTATCCCGCTCGTTCTAGTTCGACCATGCGGCTTCTCAGGCTTTGAGGTGTGTCCCGGTATCGGAAGTCTTCCGCTATTTGCGTCAACTGTTCCTGAGTGATTGGTTTTTTGACGGCGTAGAGGATTACGATTACGTGGAGTTGTGGGGTACTGTGCATTAGAGTCTGCTTTCTGCTTGATGCCGGTAGTAGGCGGCGATGCTTGCTGCTGTGGCCAGTCCGATGAGCCATTTGATGCCGAAGCGGACGTGGAAGGCTTTTGCGGTTGCTGTCCAAGCTGGCAAGGTCAGGTATGGGCTGAGGCACCATCCGCAGTAGGCGAGTTCTCCTAGGCTGGCGGTCAGGCTGTTGGATGTGTTTTCGGTTTTGGCTGTGAGGTGTTTTCTGAGTTTGGAGAAAACGTAGTCTGGGCCTGGGGATAGTTGGGTTACCGTGGTTGCGTATCCGGCTGTGAGTCCGGCTGTGATTACTGCTGTCCACCATGTTGTTTTCATTTCGTGGTCCTTTCGGTAATGTCTTGTGGCTTGTATCGGATGATGCCGTCCATGAGTATCATCGGATATTCGACTGTTTGTTCTTGTTTTTTGGCGATGGCTCTCATCAGCGTGGCGGTTTGGCTGCCTGACTGGACGACGTGCAGTTGTCGGCGCATGTGTTGTGCTTGTGTCCGGCATTCGTCTAGATATTTTGAGCTTTCCGGATGACAGGTGGGGCATCCGTCGAAGAGGATGTGGATTTCCTTGCTTTTGAGGAGGGTGTCGATGGTCATTGGAATGTTGCTCCTGTCGCTTCGGTGAGTGTGTCGATGATGTGGAGGGTGTTGAGTTGTTTGCGCTTGTGGTTGGTAATGAGGGTTTTGATGTCCTTTCTGTTGATTGGGATGATTTGGTGTCGTGCGTCGCCATAGACTCGTGGGTCGTACATGCTGAAGTAGAGGGTTTCGAGCGTGTCGCAGACGACGAAGTATTGGAGGACTTGGGCTTGGTATGTGTCGGGGATGAAGTCTATGCCGGTAGCGTTGAGGCTTGTGGCTGTTGGGGGGAGGATTTGTGCGGCTGTGTCGGCGAGGTTGTCGGGGAGGGTGTGTTGGCGGATGAGTCGTGTGTGGATCATCCATGGGATGACGGCTTGGAGGTGGTAGGCGCTGCCGAGGCTTTTGCATTCGATGGCCCATGTGGGGTTTTCCGATGCTTGGTAGGCGTCTGGGCTGCATGCGAGTCTTGTGTCTTCGTCGCTTTCCCAGATGCCGCAGTCGGTGATGCAGTCCTTTTTCTCGTATCCGAGTTGTTGGAGTGTGAGTTGGATGTTTTCCGGTTCGAGCCTGTGGCCGCGTTCCATTGGGTTTTCGCAGTCTGGTTGTTCGGCCATGGTTTCGGCGAGGAATTTCCAGAAGTCGATGCCGACTTTGAGGCGCTTGTTTTTGGTTTCGGCTTCGAGGACTCGCGCGTCGTAGTCTTGTGCCTTTTGGAAGTATTCGTCGGATTCTGTTTGGGTTTTCGCGGTTTTTGCTTGTTTGAGCGCTTTGTCTCGGTATTCGGTGAGTTTTTTGATGTCGGTTTGGGGGTAGTGGGCTAGGGCTAGGTTTCCGCTTTTGGTGCCGGTGATGCGTCCTAGGCGTTCTTGGAGCCATGCGTTGGTGTTGTTGGCTTGTGATAGGTTGATGATTTTCATTGTCATCCTTTCTTGGTTGATATTTATATTATATCATGTGCGGGTAGTGCGGACGTGTCGGCGTGTCGACCCCCTTGCTCGTCCACTGTGTCGTGGATACGATAAAAGCCCCGACGTAGTGCCGGGGCTTATTTGCATTACATCCTGTTGATGGCGTTCATGAGTTTCGTCATATCTGATTGGGTGATCCCTCGCCAGCCTTTGACGGGCCGGTTGAGCGTGCCGCTGATGAATTCGCCGCGTGCTTCATTGGGGATGGCGTGCGTGTCCATCGCTTTGACGAGTGTGGCGTATTGGTCGGCTCCGATCGGCTTGTCGGCGGTCTCGTACTGCTGTCGGGCGTAGCTTCCGTCGTCGTCCTTGTCCGGGAAGATGCCGAGGACTGTGGTGAGGCTGTAGCGGCGGGCGTAGGTGATGGCGCTGCCGACCTGTTGCGGGTCACCGGTGACGAAGAATGGGTATTCGCAGACGGTCATCTGGTCGGTGTCGTCGAAGATGATGGTTTCGATGGTGCCGAGGATCTGGCGTCCGTCTCCGGTGCCGTCGAAGGTCACTTTCTGGGTGAATGCGAGTCCGTGTTTTTCGAAGATTGGTTTGATGTTCTTGAGGAGTGTGGCGAGGTTGAGGTATTTGTAGGTGCGGCTTCCGGCATTGGCGGTTTCGTCGGTGCTGAAGTTCGGGACTTCGTTGAGGACTTCGGCGAATTTACGGTTGAGGTTGTTGGTTTCCATTGTTGGTTCCTTTGCTGTTTGTGTCGGGTGTCAGTGCTTGTAGATCGGGTAGATGACGGTCATTGGCGTTGATTCGGTCACGTTGTTGTAGATGGTTTCGAAGGTTTCCATACCGCCGATGTTGTAGGCCTGTGTGTAGAAGTCGATTCGTTCCGGATTGTTTTTGGTGAGTGCGTATAGGTAGCATGCCCATTCTGCGCCGTTGTGGTCCCATTCGTAGTCTTCGAAGGCTTGGGAATAGTCGTCGAGGGTGACGTATTTGTGGTCTCCGACGTGGTAGATGGTGCCTTTTGGCGTGTGGTCGGTGTCGTAGTGGCTTTTCTTGTCGAGGCGGACGTCGATGTTGTGCATCATGGCTTTGACTTCGTCGGTGGTGATGGTGTTCATTGGTTTGCTCCTTTTGTGTTTGCCAAGCTCTTTGCTTGATATGTCTAATATAGCATAAAAGGCGTGCCACACTACCGCGACACGCCGCAATTCGTAAATTTCCCGTGCTCACCGTCTCCGATAGGAGATGAGTATCGTGAACGCGAGCATCAGGAACGGGATCCACTCATCAGCCTGTCCCATGCCGCTTTCTCCTTGTACTCCTTGATGGCTGCCTCGATTTCCTGTCTGCAGTATTGCGGGATGAGCGGGGCGAATTCGTCGATCGTCAGACCGTCCTCATACCATTTGACGATCTGGTTTTTCGTCGCTTTCTTCATTTGCTGCTCCTTGTCGGCATGATGAATTTCATGTAATTGTCGTGGATCTCCCTGACGTGGTCCTCGTCCATGTCGAGGATTTCGGCGGTCTTCTCGACCGATTGGTCGAGGTCGAAGAGGTAATACTCCGCCGCGATCCTTTCGAGCGGGACGTCATGAAGCTTGTGTGCCATTTGTTTCCTCCTTTATCATTCGATCTAGGGCTTCGATTACCTTGTGCCAGTCTCCTTGGGTGATCCCATTCCATGCGGCTTCCTCGGGGCCTGTGACGGAGGCTTCTAGCCGGCGGAGGATGATGTCGCACCAGCCGATGCTGGTATCCACTTTTTCGTGCATCGTCGAGGCCCTGTCGGCATACCATCGCGCCTTTTTCAGGTCTTCGAGCGGTTTCCCCTTGTAGGGGTGTCGCCATAGGTATTTGATGGCGTTGCCGGTGCAGAATGGCTGGTATTGCACGAGGTCGATGCATTCGAAGCCGATGTCCCGGCTGATGTAGTGTGGTGGATGGTTGATGTTGGCGCTCATGATTGTTCCTTTTCGGTTTTGGTTTTGGCGGCTTTGGCTTTGGCTCGTCTGATGCGGGCTCGTTCGCGTTGTTTCCGGGCGTATTCGGCTTTTTGTTCCGGTGTCATCGCGTGGTATCGTTCCCGCTGTCTGGCGAGCATTGCTTCTTTCCATTCCGGGTCGGTGTGGTATCGGATTCGTGAGGATTCGCGTTTTTTCTTCAGTGTCGATGGTTTGGAGTGGTATTCTTTCTGTTTTTCGGCGTATTGGTCGGCGTGTTCTTGTCTCCATTTGCGGTTTGCTTCGGCTCTTTCCTCTTTGTGCTTGTGGTAGTATCTCCAGTCGCTGATTTTGCGCCGCTCGGCTGACGATGGTTGGCTGTTGCGCATTTCGTTTATCCAGTCCATCAGGGTTTCGTCGTTGAGGTCGATGGGGATGGGTTCTTTTTTCTTTCTGGTCATTGTGCCCTCCTCTTAGAGGCAGATTGTGATGATGGTGGCGAGTTCTTCCGAGGTGAGGTCCTTGACGACTTCAGAAAACATGGTGCCGCTTGCGAGGGTGTTTCCGTTTTCGTCGAACAGGAATACGTCGATCATGTCGTCTTCGACGGGGGTGAGGTGCAGTTTTCTGCGTGAATCATGTTTGGTGATTTCGTAGGAGGTTCCGTACTCGCCGAGGTCGATGGCTTCTATTGCGTAGTTCTCTCCGGTTGCGGCTAGCATGTCGGTGATTTCGATGGTGGATGGTTCGGTGTTGAGGTTCATTTTTGCGTCCTTTTCTTTTGTGTGTTGGTTAGAGGTTTTTTTTGATGTGGTCGATGAGGTCCATGAGTGTGAGGTTCGGGTCGTTGGTGTCCCATTGGCAGATTTCGGTTGGCTCGTCGTCGTTGGCGTCGTCGTATAGGGTCGCGTCTAAGATGTCGTCGTCTGGCGTGTTCGTGGTGATGTATATGATGCCGGCCGAGCCTGCTTTGCTGATTGAGATGCTGTCTCCCGTGCCTTCGGTGCTGACGTATAGCATGTCGTATTCGTAGGGGAGGCTTCCGTGGAGGGTGGTGAATAGGGTTTTCAGGGTTGTATTGTCACTCATTTTCTGTTTTCCTTGTCTGGTTTGTTTTGGGTTTGTGTTAGTCTTCGGTGTTTTTGGCTGGGTAGGTTTTCATGGGGGCGTTGAAGGGGTTTTCGGGGTTGCTGAGGGATCTTTGGGGGTCTTGGTGCTTTTCATTTTGGTTTCCTTTTTGTTTCTGTGGCTTGGTGTCTTCCTTGCCTGACATGTATCACTATACCCGGTTACGAGACGCGACACGCCGATGGAAAGGAAAAATGCCGCAGCCATTTGACCACGGCACTGATCGTTGACTGGCGAGGGGCGCATGACCACCTCCGCCGCGGGGACTGTCACCGAGTCCGGGCGAACCGCTCGATCTGCTCGGCGTCGAAGGTCTTGGCGGGTCGCGGTAGTCTTGGTCGGCGGTGGGGAAGGCATAAGACGTGTAGTAGGCGTCGCCTTCGTCGTCGACGGCCTGATCGCGGTCGATGGTTTCCCAGTTGCCTCCTTCCTCCTTGGCTTCGAGCGTGTAGTCTTCGCTCGTCCGGTAATGGGAGAGGTCGGCGTAGGTGCTGGTATTGGTAAGGTCGATGCTGATCATTGCGGTTTTCCCTTTCCTTTGTTTTGGTTGATGGCCGTATTGTTCCCGCCGTCTGCGACACGACATGCCGGAGACATGAAAAAGGCGGCACGTTTTTACGCGTGTCGCCTTGGTGGGGTCAGAGGCCGAGCAGTGATTTGGCGCTCTCCATTTTGTATTGCATCTTTCTGCCTCTCCTGTCCACTCCTTGGACTTCGAGGAAAACGCACATCTCCCTGAGCCGGCTGTAGACGCGCTGGCGGCGGATGTCTGACTGGTCGGAGAGCTGTCCCATGGAGAGATTGGTGGTGATGATGATCGGCAGTCCGGCGCGATAGCGGGCGTCGATGACATCCATTACCTTTTCCCAAGTGAATTCCGTGTCCCTCTCCGCTCCGAGGTCGTCGATGACGAGGAGGTCGAACCGGTTGAGGTTGTCGAGGTATTTCTGGTCTCCGCCGAATTTTTCGCTTACGCGGCTGATGATGCGGCTGAAGTTGGTCATCAGGCATGGCGTGCCTTGGTCGATGAGGGCGTTGGCGACGCTGGCGGCTAGGAAGCTTTTGCCTGTGCCGACCGATCCGCAGAGGAGTAGTCCGATGCCTTTTTCGCGCATGGCGTTGAAGTTTGAGACGTATTTGCGTGCGATGTTTTCGATTTTCGGGTCGGCGTGGTCGGATTCGGCGAAGGTCCATTTGCGCATTTCGGCGTCGGGGAAGCCGGTGCGTCGCATGCTGTCTAGGTATTGCATGCGGTCGCGTTTGCGTTTTTCCTCGGCTTCCCGTGCGTTTTGAGCGACGCTGCAGTCGCATGCGCATCGGACGGTTCTCGTGGTGCCGTTGGGCTTGGTCAGGACGCATTCCTTCTGTGTGTGGCATTTGCCGCACATGAGGAGGCCGTCTTCGTTGCGGTAATCCCCTTCGGATTCCGAGTATTGGCGTGAGGCTCGTGCGCCGATGGTGTCGATGATGTCGGTGATGGTTTCCATGGTTTTTGTCCCTTTCTTTTTTTTAGACGCGGAAGACGCAGGTCTCTTCCCATTCCTTCATGTCCTGTTCGTATTGGCGCTGGGCTTCCGGCGTGTCATACCACGGATTCTGCTGCTGTTGCGTCTGTGTCTGCTGGTATCCGGTGCGGGTGCCGCTCTTGGCGTTGAGGTAGCTCTCGAACTTCGAGCCGAAGAGGGTTTCGGGTCGGAGGTATTGGGCCATGTCTTTGTTGTTGAGCCATTCGTTGCATTTCTTGTCGATGACCGTTTTGATGTCTTCGATGGTGAAGCCTTCCTTGAGGCGGGCTTTGACGAGTTTGCGCGTGTTTGCGGTGGTGGGCTTGTATTTGGTGCCGGCACGGAGGTTGAGATAGTCTACGGCTTCTTCCGTGGGGTCTGGTTCCTTTGGCTGTGGGGGGGTTTGCGGCTCGTCGATGAGCGGTTGTGGCTCGTATTCCGGTTCGGCGGTTTGCGTGGGGTTCGGGGTCGTGTGGCATGCCCATGGATCCTGTGTGGGGGTCGGGGCCTGTGCGGTGTGGTTGGGGGTGCTGATCAGGCGTGAGTATCCCGGACCGAAGCCATAGTAGGAGTAGGTGCCGTTGCTTCGTATTGTCTGGTGCTTGAGTATGCCTAACTGGCCCATTTTGATGCACCGCTTGTATAGCGACTGCTTGCTCAGGCCTAGGAGAGGCATGTCTTCGACGAATGTTGCATAGTCGAGCCATACGTATTCGTCGCCGTCGATGATGGTCTTTTTCATCCTTGGGTAGAAGTCTACGATCCAGCGGAGGATCATCAGATCGACGATGTCGAGTTTGATGGTTTTCGTGTTGCCGTTTTCGGTGATGGTGGTCTGCATCGACAATGCCGCTTCTTGGCTGAAACCTTCGATCGTGTATTTCATTTTGATCACGCTTTCAAAAAGTGAACCCCACTGACTGCTACCGGCCCACCCGGTGCAATCAATGGGATTCGTACCATTCCAAGTTATTTGCTCCATCCAAGCGGTGGGCACCCGGAATGGCGTATGTCTTCAGTATAACACGTTTTCTGGACGACACGCCAATGTGTTTTCAGGTTATCGTATACCAGCAGACGCGGCCGTGACGGACCGTTCTGATCAAACCCTCATCCCTAAGCTTTCTAAGGGCCTTGGAGACGGTGCTTGGGTGCAGATATGGGAAAACCCGAGGAAAATCCTTGGAAGGCATCCGAATCCAATAACAGCCGTCATAACAATCGCAGTGCTCCTGCCTCTTCTCTAGGCAGAGGTCGTAGAGTCGATCGTAGACGGCCGCCGTGGAAAGACCCAGTCTCTCGGCCAATTCAAGCTCCAACGAATACCTTCCCATACTCACGCTTTCTCGATAAAGGAGCTGAAGATGCTGCGATTGTAGAGGATACCGCCGAGCTTCGAAAGGGCCGTCACCGGATTGTCGTAATGCTTGGTCGCAGTGTCCCATGCTTCGAGGACTTCCTCATCACCGAACTTCATACACAGGCCGGAGAAAAACTTGCGTGACTTCTGCTCGCCTTCCGCACTGAAGTGGACTCCATACCGTTCGACGAGGAAATTGTTGATAGCTTCGTAGACATCCATTGTGTAACCCTTTCTTGCTGTTGCGTTACCTCGAGCATATCACGAAGTATCGAAAAGCATTGAAGAGGTAAGACGACCAGAGCACGTCCCGTACCCTCGCATCCCAACCCTCGACCGCACCCAACCCCCACCAACCATGGAGAGTTTCTTGAGGGAGGGAGCGAGCTCCTGCAGAGAGAGTAAGCCTTAAGAGCTGAAGGCTTTGGGTGCTTCAGGTTAAGGCTTATTCGGCTGTTTCCGTCGGTCGGTCGTTCGCATAGCGTCGGTCATAAGAGTGGTGCATTACTACCACTGGTGCGGCATACCCCGGCAGGTCGCGCTACATCGCTGGTGATGTGATTGTGTCGGCACCCCGGTTATTCCACAATCGCCTGTCGGGTCGGTTGAACCAGCACCTCTGACGTGTGTATCGGCGAGTGTGAGTCGCCGCCCCGTTATCCGAAGCAAGGGGTATGGCTAGGGAGTTGTCGTGCCTCCGCACCCAGTCTTCATGTGGTAGACTGGCTTTCTGGATGTTTTTATTAACCCCATCATAGCACATCGTGCCGTGATGGGGTTTTCCTTTACACCGTCCACGGCATTCATTTCACACGCTTTCCACCGCATATGCCTCTAAAACGCACGTAAAGGCCCCTCAGACCGATTTTCCCGTCAAACCCGATAACTCGTCAAGACTCACACGCGACAGCCCGTCAAAAAGGCCTTTACGCAAGAAAATGACGTTCCAGCCCGAACAAGCACCGAAAAGCATCGAGAACGACAAGCCGTGAGAGGGCCACCCAAGACAAGCGCCGACCAACTCTCCTACATGCTCCCCGCAGGCCGAGAATCGAGGCCAAGGCCCGAAGGGCAGCATCGAACCCCAGACGGCATCCACCTCGATGCTCAGAGCCATGGAAGAAGCTTCGAAGACATCAGGTCAGGCTCCATGGCTCCATGTCGCGCTCCCCGAAGCCATCGAGGCTAGGCTCTCATCTCTCTCGGCTCCCAATCCCTTTGGGTTGGGATTAGATTCCCTCAGGCACACATACGGCTCCCGCAGGGAGCCACATATGTGTAGTGGAAGGGTCTAGTGAAAGGGTCTAGTAGAAGGGTCTAGTAGAAGGGTTGTCTAGTAGAAGGGTCTTTGCTCGATACCTAGGTATCAAAGGGGTCGATACCTGGATACTGAGGGGTCGATACCTGGATACTGAGGGGTCGATACCTGGATACTGAAGGGAATCGGTCTCATTCCGCCTTCCATCGCGTCTGGGTTGATTAAACAAACAAGGCCCCGGCCAGTCCGGGAATCTCATCCCAAGACCAACCGGGGCCATGCCCGCTCCTAGGCCGTCACGTCTCCCTGATGCTCAAGCCGTACCGTCGTGCGAAGAGCTTGCTCTTGAGCGTGTACACGTCGGTCCTCATGCCCTTCACGTCCTCGACGACCTCCTTGCCCGTCTCCTTGTCCACGTAGACGAAGTCGGCTACATAGTAGACGGGCCGGTAATGCCTGCCGTCCACGTCGAAGGCCGGGACGAGCTCATAACGGACCTGCCTTCGAAGATCCTCGATGATTCCGTCCTCTTCCATGCCCTTCAGGACGAGATACCTGTCGGCCTCCCTACGTGAGTCGAAGGTGATACCGTCCACCGTTGTCTTCCTTGCATGGTATTTGCTTCCTCCATGCCACATGGCTTACCTCCCGGTGCTTCCGAAACCGGCGTCGCCACGCTCCGACGCATTGAGCGCGGAAACCTGTTCCAACGGCTCGCGGACCACCGGGATCACTACCAGCTGGGTGATCTTGTCGCCGGCCTCGAACTCATGGTTCTCTCCCCCATGGTTGTAAAGCTTGACCACGATGCTTCCCGTGTATCCCTCGTCGATGAGTCCGGTGCTCGTGATGTCATGCTTCACGTTGAGGCCGCTCTTGCTGACGAGCAGTCCGGCGCACCCTCGCGGCAATGCCACATGCACGCCGGTGTCGATTATCGCGCTTCCGTACGCCGGGACCGTTACGGCCTTCGGCGTACGCAGATCCAGTCCGGCATCGGTCCCGTGGCCTCGTGACGGCATGTACGCTCCGCTGTCCAATATGATTTCCATGGTGTTTCTCCTTGTGGTATGATCGTCGATGTCGGTAAGTTTTTTGGTTTCCCTTCACCGACTGCCTTTCATTGGATAAAATAATACCCACCCGGTTGATCGCCCGGGTGGGTATTATTTTTTTAACGCCTGCGTCAGCGCTTGCGGTAGCCGCCGCTCAGCATCTTGACGAGCCAGTAGAAGAAGTAGATGCCGCAGGTTAGGCAGCTATATACGCACACCTTGATGAATCCCGGGGCCTTCTTCTTGCCGCTGTCATCCGACTGGCCCATCACGTTGTTGATGATGATCGGCTGCTGGGTCGGCTGCTGGGTTGGCTGGGTTTCCGTCTTGTCGATGTTCTGCTCGGTCATTTTCCTGTTCCTTTCTGGAGTGTAGGATTCAACGTCCTACGTTGTTTGATATACACACCATATCACTCTATTTTTTACGACACGCCGAACGGACGACAACCCGCCGCATGGACCGATTTGCAATCCGGAGAAAACAATGCTTTAATGGTTCTCGCCCTTATTGTGACCTGTTCTTCACTGGACAGTGCTCAACCGGTTTCCGCCCCTCTTTCCGGTTGAGCACTTTTTTTATGCCCGAAACCTCCAATTCGCGCCACATATGCCAGTAACACACCGATGTGAAAAAGTTGGAAGAACACTCAAACCGTTATATAATAAGACCTATGAACGCTAAAGATTACACCGCAACAGTCCCCGAATACGCCTCCCGCTGGAAGCTCAACATCCAGACCGTCCGCCGCTTCATCCGCGAAGGACGACTCCACGCAGTCAAGGTAGGCAGATGCTACTTCCTCGACCCGGACGTCATCCCGGACAAGGACAACCATTCCACCAACGAATAAAGCACAATCCAACACACATAAAGAAGCCATCTAATGAACACCGAAACCCAAACCTTCAACTTCAACAGCGCAACATTGCGTACCATGACGGACGCGGCCGGCGACCCATGGTTCGTGCTCAAGGATTGCATGAACATCCTTGGCCTAGGCAACCCAACCGAGACCGTCAAAATGTTTGATGACGATGAGTTCAGCACTACTGAAGTCATCGATTCGATTGGCCTCCGACAGCAGACGTATATCATCTCCGAAGCCGGACTCTACGGGCTCGTCTTAAAGTCTCGTAAACCGGAAGCCAAGGAATTCCAGCGCTGGGTAACCCACGAGGTCTTGCCGACCATCAGCAAGCATGGCACAGCAAACCTCACAAAGAAAGGAAACCAAATAAGCAACGATATCGTCGAAGTCCCGTTCAACGGGAGCATGATGATCGCGAAAAGGTTCGATGACGGTGAAATCTACACTGCGTTGAAACCGATTTGCGAGAACATCGGCATCTCATACAGCGGACAGTGGGAACGGCTCAACAGAACGCCGTGGGCAACCATTCGTATGATGCGAACAGTTGGCGCAGACGGCAAACACCGTGACATGGTGGCAGTCAGCCGCAAGACGTTGACCATGTGGCTCGCCACCATCGACACGAGCCGGCTCAACGACGAACAGGCCCGCAAAAACGTGACAGTCTATCAACAGGAAGCCGCAGAAGCCCTTGACAAGTATTTCAACGAGGGTGGCGCAATCCGCGTTTCTGAGACCGATTCAGACGAGGACATCTTAGCCCGTGCGGTGCTCGTCGCTCGGAAGACCATCGAACGCAAGAACCAGCAACTCCGAGCCAAAGACGCGCGAATCATGGAATTGGAACCGAAAGCGCAAGCACTCGACACCTTCACCAACGTGGAAGACAAGCTGCTCGTCCGCGACGCAGCCAAGGTCCTCTCCAACTCCGGAACGCCAATCACTGAAAAACAACTACGCGAATGGATGACAGCCAACGACTGGATCTACAAGCACGACTGCTCATGGCATGCGACAGCAAAACACTGCACATCCGGCCACCTCGTAATGGTCATGTCCCAAAAACACGGCACTAAAACGGATGGTACGACATTCGCCTTCCCACCAACCGTGCGAATCACCCGCAAAGGACTGGCACTGCTACACACGCGACTCGGCGAAACCCGCCTGAACGAAACCCTCGAAACAACCATCCGCTAGCCAATAAGAAAAGGAAACACCAATGAACGACCCCCACATCATCCTCCCCTCCGCCCGCATCGTAGCCGAGCCGGAACAGAAGCAGACCAAGAACGGTACGCCATACCTCCTCGTCCGCGTAGCCGCCAACGGCAGCCACAAAGACAAGCAGACAGGACAATGGGTGGACCACGACACCATGTTCGCGACCATCTTCGAATACGACCAGAGACTCGCGGCCACCTACATGCAGACACTCCACAAAGGCACTCCGGTGCGTGTCGAAGGCGACCTGAAATGGCAAGCCGGCACCGACCGCAACGGCCAGCCACGAACCGACTTCACCATCAACTACGCGACCATCACCATGGTCTTGAAGAAAGCCAAGGTACAGCAGCCCACCCCACAGCAACAGGCCGCAAACTGGGGAAACACCAACCAGCCCGACCCATACGCACAATTCCCCGCCGTCGGCGAATGGTGATAAAAGGAGCCCAACATGAACAAGAACCATAAACCCCTCAGCTACAAGATAGGGAAAACCCTCGCCTACCTCACCCTCACCCTCGCGACCATCCTCATCACAACAGGAAGCATCGCCCTACTAAAACTACTAATCTGTTTCATCCTCGGATAAACACAGCCCCTCCACAACACGGAGGGGCTTTCCTCTTAGACAGGTATAATCAGCCATATGACAGACGTAACAAGAGATCATCGAGGCCGCATCACAGGCGGTATCCTCAACCCAACCGGCAAAGGCGGCTTCCAAGAACGCCCAGAAGACCGAGGCTCATGGACCAAAGACACCAGCCCCACCCGATGGATCCGCGAATTCAGCAAACTCACCCTATCGGAAGTCACCGAAAAAGCAAAAGACCCGACCCTGACGATGGTGCAACGAATCGCCCTCAAACACGTCCTCAACGCGTACAAGGACCCGCACGTCACAACCGACTACATCGACCGACTCGACGGCAAGGCCCGCCAATCCACCGACGTGAACGTCACCGGCTACGAACCGCCGACCATCACACTCGAAGTATTCGACGACAACCCGGAAAACAACAAAGACACCCAGTAAAAGCACATAGACTGGATCCATGCAGATAGCAAGACCATACCGCGACCTATGGTGGTGGCTCCAAATGGAGACGCCACCATATCGTTATTACTGTTATTCCGGAGGGCGAGCCTCAGGCAAAAGCACAGCCGTAGCACAAAGCCTCATCCTCCGAGCCTCCGTACAGCCAATCACCGTCCTCTGCGCACGAGAATTCCAAAACAGCATCACCGACTCCGTCTACAAGCTCCTCACCGGCACCATCGAAAAATTCGGATTGCAAGGCTTCGAAATCCGACGTGACGGCATCGGCCACATCAACGGGAGCAGCTTCATTTTCCGTGGCCTCCACGACAACCTCCAATCCATCAAAAGCATCGAAGGCGTAGATGTCTGCTGGGTCGAAGAAGCCCAAACCATCAGCCAAACAAGCCTGACGACGCTCATCCCGACCATCCGCAAAGCCAATTCCACACTGATATTCACATGGAACCCACTCACCGGCCACGACCCCGTCTGGACATACTTCGTCTCCACGGACTCAGAGGAACGACTACGCCAGACATGCCACTGGCACACCACCTTCGAAGACGTACGACGACTCCTCAGCCAAGACGTCATCGACATGGTCGAAGCCGACAAGCAGACAGCCGACTACGGCCACGTCTGGCTCGGCCTACCATACGCCGACACGGACAACCAGCTCATCAGCGACGCCATGCTCGAGGAAGCCATCCGACGCCCGGCAACGGACGGACCGACAACCTTCGGAGTCGACGTCGCACGATACGGCAACGACCGCACCGCCCTCACCATCAAAACAGGCAACCGCATCGAGTCCCTCGAATCATGGACGCACGCAAGCATCGTCGACACAGTCGAACGGATCAGGCTCCGCGCATCGCAACATCAGCCGATCGATATTCGCGTCGACGACACAGGCGTCGGCGGAGGAGTCACCGACCTACTCAAAACATACGGACTGCCAGTCACCGGCATCAACTATGCCGGCAAAGCGAAGGACCAGCAATACCCCAACATCGCGTCGGAACTGTGGTTTGATTTCGCCACCATGCTCCCCCAACTCAGCATCAACCCCCGACTGGCTGACCTTCCCAAACTCATCACCGAACTGACTACGCGCAAATGGCACATAACCAGCCGCAACCAACGCCAGATCGAAAGCAAGCAGGACTACAAGGACACCATGAACCTCGGAAGCCCCGACCTCGCCGACAGTCTGCTCCTCGCATGCTATGAACCGCCGAAACTCCCCTCATGGGACGTCGCAGTATGCTAGCCGACAGCACTGCGATAGAATATGAAATATACGACACACTACTACAAAACGAGGTGAAATGACCATTCTCGACAACATCCGCGAGGGCTTCACAAACGCCTTCGGCCGTACCGACGCCCCACACTCCACCCCCACCCCGACAGGCGGCAACACATGGCAGTCAATGGGCGGTAACACCATCCCCATGCACGACATCTACGACAACATCTTCCCCTACGTCAACGCCATCGCGCAACGCTTCAGCACGGTGATCCCATACGCGGTCGCGGCCGACGGTCGGAAACTCGACCCCGTCCCGGCGGCGTTAAGCGCACTATACGCACCAAACGACACCTACAGCTGCCTCGAATTTCTCAAGCTCATCGCCTCCGGCATACTCACCCAATCCCACGTCGACATCCTCGTCTGGACAACGGAAGGCCCCGGCGGCAACATCACCGCCGACAACATCACCGGCTACACCATCCTCCCCACAAACAGCCGCGTCTACAACGACACCCGCAGCGACTGGTACCACCGCGTGACTATGGACCTCGGCAACGGCCCACGCCCATACGAATTCACCCGCGACGAAACCATCGCACTAAGCTACAGCCGTCACCCCAACGACCCCACCCGAGGCATCAGCCCCGCCATGACCATCAAAAAATGGGCTAACGTCGACGACATGATCGCCGACTACGAACGCGGCTTCTTCGGCAATAACGCCGTACCCGCCGGCATGCTCGGCATCGTATCCGAAAACGCCGAAGACTTCCAGCGCAACCGCGCACGCCTCGAAGAAACCTTCCGTGGAGCCGGCAACAACAACGGCATCGTCTACAACATGGTCCCCGTCGACCCGACCACACACAAGCCAAGCCAAACCAGCAAACTCGTCTGGGTCCCATTCCAGAACTCCAACGACACGCTCGACCTTCAAACCGTATCCAACGTAGTCAACAACCGCTTGGCCAACGCGCTCGCCGTCCCAGACATCATCCGAGGCATCGACAACGGCCAAACCTACGCCAACGCCGAAATGGCCGAACGCGCCTTCATTGAAAACACCCTCAAACCCCTCTGCATGACGGTCTGGGACAAATGGCAATTCGAACTCGACCGCATCACCGGAAGCCTCGGCTACGGCATCACCTTCGACCTCGACCTACCGGCCCAAACCGAAGTCGAGAAAGCACAGGCGGAAATCCAGCAAATCCGAGTCAACAGCCTCATCCAGCTCGTCAACATGGGAGCCACGGTTGAAAGCGCAGTCGACGCGCTAGGACTCCCCGAACCCTACAAGCGACTCAGCCTCCACCAAACCGACACAACCCCACTCACCTCCCTCCCCTCAAAAAGAAACATCGCAAAAGCCGTCAAAAAAACAAACGACATGACAACCGAAACCAAAATCCTACCAGCGACCCGCACCTACGTCAGTAGAATCATCCGACTCGCCAGACGCTCCCAAAACGGACTGAAAGACGACCTCGAAACCATCAGCCGCCAATGGGTCTCCGACGTGGAAGACACCCTCCTCGCCCACCTCGCCGACTACGCGCGCAAAACCGGCACGAAACTCGAACAAGTCATCACCGCATGGGCCGAAATCCACCCCGAAAACCCCATCGCAGTCGACATCCAAACCTACACGACAGACGATTGGCGGAAGCTCTACGACTGGCCCACGCTGCCCGACAACGTCACCACGGCCTACGAAAACCACCTACAGGAGATAGCCCGCACGACATCCAAAACCATCACCGACAAGACCATAGGACTCCTGACCCGGGCCGACTCGGAACAATGGGACGCACACCGACTACGTGACGAACTGACACGGATGAGCAACGGCCACGCCGAACTCATCGCAAGATGCGAAACCGTCCAATCCCAGAGGCTCGGAAGCCTGTACAGCGCCCGCAACCTCAGCGAAACACTGGGCGTCAGACTGCAGAAAGCATGGCGCACCACCGGAGACGGAAACACGTGCGACTTCTGCAGACACATGGAAGGCACGACAATACCGCTCGACTCCACCTACATGGAAAAGGACACGACCATCAACATCGGCGAACACACCTATACCAACAACTTCGAAAACATGACCACGCCGAACGGGCATCCGCGGTGCCGCTGTTACGAAGACTACGAAGTAGTGGAAGATTAACCAGCCGTATCAAGTACCGTGATATCATTGTGCTCGTCGGAGACACCACCCACTGATGTCACTGACGAGCACCACTGTCTAATCCGGAAGGATCCTATGAAGATTCGAAAGAGTCTCACCCATGGCGGTGCCGCTGAAACCGAAGGCCGGACCCTCACGTTCCTTGCCAATAGCGGCAAGGTAATGTGTGGCGGACTCACCGTGGACCTCAGCACACTCAAAGCCCCGCTCCTCGACGGGACCCTGAAACTCGTGTCTGAACTCGACGAATCCGACCAGCTTTCGCTCCCCCTCCTCATCGACCACATTCCAAGCGTCGAAGCACAGGCCGGCAACATAACCCGCCTGTGGACGACCAGCGACGGACTCATGGCCGAAGCGAGGCTCAGCGAAGTCGACAACGGTGAACGCGTCCGCCAACTAGCTGCCGACGGATGTTTGACCAACAGTTTCAGCATCACCGTTGAATTCACCAAACAGCCCGGCAAGGACGGCATCATCCACGACAGCGAACTGGTAGAAATCAGCGTCGTCTACCGTGGAGCCGACCCCCGAGCCGCCTTCACGTCAATCAACAACAGAAATGGAGACACCATGCACCCTGAGCTCATGAACAAGCTGGCACGCACCGTTGCCGAATTCAAGCTCACTCCGGACGAAGCCGCTAACCTGACCTCGTCCATCACCGACATTATGCAGGACGCGGTCGACGACATCACCGAAGCCGTCGACAACCAGACCGATACCAACGAAGGAGACCCAGCAGTGACCACCACACCGGAAGAACCCGTACAGTCCGCCAACAAGCGACCGCTCGTCATCGTCAACAAGAGCAACCGTGCCGCCAAGCAGTCCGGCGTCGCCTCCTTCTCACACTCCCGCGAAACGTGGCTCGACTCCCCGGACGCCATGGCAGCGTTCGAACGCACCCTCATCGACAACGACAACAAGGGCGTAGAAGCCTTCCATAAGGAGTGGGCCGACACCGTGTCCCACAACATGGCCGACACCGCCTCCTTCGGCGTAGGCAAGACCGACGTGGACAAGTTCATCCCGACCGAAGCCATCACCACCATCAATGATGCGCTCAACACTCGCGGCTCCGGCCTGTGGAACCTCTTCCGCAAGACCGGCATGGACCGTCTCACCATCGGCGGCAACATTCTCGGCCTGTCCGAAGAGACCCGCGCCCACGGCTACCCGGTCGCCTCCTACGGCACGAAAAAGAAGGAACAGACCCCGTCCTTCGTCAAGCGTGAACTGACTGCCGACTACACCTACAAGTACATCACTCTCAACAAGGGTGATATCCGTCGTACGCAGAAGCCGGGCGCACTGCTCCGCTACATCCTCTCCGAACTCCCGAACTACATCGTCCAGACCATCGAACGTCAGATCGTGCTCGGCGGCTACGAAGATATGGCCCACTTCCGTGCAATCACCGCCGACGCGGCCGACAAGTCACCCGACTGGGCCGGCAACAAGTTCGCCCGCACCTACACGCTCGGCGAGGAAACCCAGCTCATGGGCTTCGTCAAGGCTTCCCACATGGTCCGCGCGCAAGGCAACAAGGTCCTCGTCTGCAATGCGGACACGGTATCCGACCTGCTCATGAGCGCCGACGCGAACGGCAACACGTACATCGCCCTCGGCGGTGATGATACCCTCGCCCGCGCCCTCGGAGTCTCCCAGATCATCACCCCGGAATGGTGGGGCGAGGGAGACGACAAGACGACTGTCGGCGTGGTCATGTCGGCTTCTCACTACGCGCTTGTCGGCGATACTTCCGTCGAATCGTTCACGAACTTCGCTCTCCAGACCAACACCAACGAATACCTGCAGGAAATTTACGCTGGCGGTGGCTTGGACGCTGAGAAGTCTGCAGTGGTCATCAAGCCGAAGGCCTGACAATGAACGCTGAAATGTATTCCCGAATCGGCGGCAAAGCACTGCCAGAAGATAATCTGAACACGGTTAAGATCATCAACTTCGTGGATGAAGAAGGTCAGCCGGTGGCTTTCGGTCAGGGTGCTCAGGGCCCCGCTGGCCCCGCTGGCCCCCAGGGTGCTCAGGGCCCCGCTGGCCCCGCTGGCCCCGCTGGCC